TCATAGTCTTTTAATAATAGTTGTGGAGAATTAACTTCAAGTGTGTTCTTAAATGAAATATCATGGTTACCAAGGATGGTATAAAATGTGATATTGTTTTCTTTTAATTTATCAAAAAAGTATTTACGGCACAGATAGAGTGAATTGAAATTAATAAACTTTCGTCTATCAAACAAATCGCCCAGCTGAAACACGGTCGTGATATTATTTTCTTTCAAATACGAAAAGAATATATCATCATAAAACTTCTTAATATATTTGTGGAATTCTAGCGAATCACCACGCATACCAAAATGGGTATCACCCAATACACATAATTTCATTAATATTTAATTCTTGTTTGGTTGAATTTTTCTTTAAGTGTTTCTATTTCTCTTTTGAGTTGAAGTTTTTGAAATTTCAATTTGCTAAGGTCATCATCATTCACGAATAAACTATAACCTTTTTTAATCTGGCTATCTAAAATTAAATGTTCTTCTTCTAAATCTCTAATATGTTGAAGCAACTTTTCTGTATTCATTTGTATCCTCATATGAAAATGAATTAGGAAATCTGAATCCTACTTCAGCGCACCCACAGATAATAACACATAATAAAATTAAAGTCAAGCATTTCATAGGTAATTATAGGTCTTCGCCGATGAATTGATCCAATCCTTTAACCTTACCTTCTTTTTTCTTTTTTTTACTTTCTTCAAAGTTGTGAATGAATTCTGATATGTTATCATAGAGTTCAAATTGCTTGGCTACACCGTCCGAATCTTCTAACATTTCATATTCATCAAGTATACCGAATTGCTCGGTAGCTTTGTATTTGACATATAGTTGCTTCTTCTCTTTCATAATCCTACGAAGAAAGGCAAAATATATAATTTGTGTGAAGTATGCGAATGGATTTTTTGATTTATCTGGATCAAAATTACGGAAATACATGATACAGTTTTCAATACCATCAGAAATCATTTCATCTCGGAAAGAGTATGAAATAAAATTTGGTTTACGAGATAGATGCTCTGCAATTTTTAGAAAGCATTCACCCACATAATTTGGAATGTTTGGCTCTTCCTTATCGTTCTTATTTGCCTCATCACACTTTTCTTTATACTCTATTAGAGCCTTCAAGAAGTCGGCGTTATTTACATAATGTTTTGGTTTCTTTTCACTCATAATTTATCCTTAATTGCCTCATAAAGCGCTTGACTTCTGTTAGTCTAGCGGTGTTCCCGTTGATTGTAATTGCTTTAATACCTTATCCGTTAGCCTTTGAACTCTTTTACGATAATCAAATCCTAGTAAACCTGATTTCTTTCCACTCTCATATATTGGAGGAAGTCTATCTGTTGAATAATATTGGTCAGCAGTAATATCTATAACATTATTTTTAACATCTACTGCCCACCAATGATAGATACCTTCATCATCTAATGCTCGATATAGTTTAATAACTTTAGTACCAAATATCTTTTGTAAACAACCCGAAGCATTATGACAATGGCCAAACATTGGATTAGAAGCATTTCTTTCTACCCATTTTTTAGGTAAAAGGTCAGGCGTTAAATTATTTAATATCACTTCATTCACCAATTTCAAATTATCAGGCGTATATTCTAGCATTAATGTAATTTCTTCCTTCTTTGATTTTCAATTTCATCCATTATATTTGAAATTCTAGCATCTTCTTCAATTTCTGGTTCTAATTCTGCAAGAGCTTCATCTCTCATTATATGTAGTTCTTCTTTTATATTAGCTAACACAGAATCATTTTTAGATATTGATTCGATAGCAATCTCAACCATATTTCCATAATATTCAATTAAATCATCTTTTGGATTAGCAAAAGTTAAAATATCATCTTGAGTGATAGTGGCTATATTATCACAAATAACCTCAAGTGGCAACCATGGTACCATCATCATTACCGTACCTTTAGCACCTCTTTTAAATAACAAGGTCATTGGGTGGTTTAATTGAACCAAATAATCATCTTCACTCATAACACAATCTGATATGATGTCTTCGCCACTTTGTAGGCGGATAATTTTAATATTATGTTGTGGTTGGTTTGACATTTTTAAGGTCTATGTTATAATATTTATAGTTAAACTTTTCGTCATCATATATTTTAACACGCTCAATAAAATGTTTTAGTGTGTAATTGGTAAATTTGCCTATACGAAAATCATCAGTAATATCAAACAATATAGCAGCTGATTTATTATCACCAATTCTTAAACCACGGCCAATAGATTGTAAATTACGAATACGAGATTTGCTTGGTGATGCAAATATAATATTATGTAGGTTGCGAATGTTGACACCTGTTGAAAAGGTACCGTATGAGGCTACAATGATGGCGTCTTTTTCTTTTTCAGTAATTGAACGGACCGATTCACGAACCTCAACATCAGTTCCGCCAAATACAAAGAATACATGCCTATTTTTTGCATGTTGTTTAATATTAGCATAAAGGTCTTTACCATGTTTTTCAACAAATTGAAATAAAATCAGTGAATTGCCTTCTAGCGATAATGCTAGATTGCGAATAAAATCATTACGGGTTTGATTGGTGACTATGTAATCAATTTCTTGATTGTAATCCCAATCACGAGCCATCTTACATATAGGTTCAGGATACTTGAGAATCAGACATTTAATATTAAAATCTGCTAATTGACCTTTCTCAATTAATTCAGATGTTGAGGTTGCCTTATAAACTGGACCAAATAAACCCTCTAGTACCAAACGATGAGTTTGAGTTCCGTCTAAAGTTCCTGTAGTGCCTATTCTATATTTAGAATTTGAGCAACCTGTAAGTATCGTAGTAAGTGATTTAGCTTTGAATTGGTGAGCTTCATCGCCCAAAACAAAATCGAACTGTTCAAAGTATTCACCTGAATTCTTGTAAATGGATTGCCATGTGGTGATGGTTAGAAAATTGTTGGTGTGTTTATCTTTACCAGAATATTGGCGATGACAGTATGTATCAGAATCATAACCATAGGATTTAAAATCAGAAAACATCTGTTCAACCAATGATGTGGTTGGAACTATTAATAATCCTTTTTTTAAACCTGAGGCTTGTAAATAACAAACAATCATATAAAGTATGAGTGATTTACCTGAAGCCGTAGGAGATAATAAAAGAATTCTCTTATTACGAATAGCATGAATAAAAGATTTTAATTGATAATCACGAACTTCATGCGGAAGATTTAATGTCTTAATAAAGTCTTCAGCTTCCACCACAGATAATACTTCGGTAAATATAACATCTGAATCTATCTCAAGCTTGTAATTTCTTTCCTCACAAAACTTTTGAATATAAGGAACCAGACCATGATATATGGTAAAGTTGCGTAAGTCCGCCAGCCTTATCTTTCCGTCCCAGAGCCTACTTTTATAAGCTGGAACAAATTGATAACCAGGAACAAAGAAAGTAAAGTAATCACTTAATTCTTGTGCGATGTTTCGTTCACATTCAAACTGAATGAATACTTCATTCTTCTTATGGAGAATTAAATCAGACACCTTGTATAAATCTTTCCCAGGCTATGAAGTCACGGAGTTGAAATGTGCGAGAGTTTAATTCTTTGAGTATTGAACCACACACATCTACGATTTCTTCGTGCATAGCTTTTGCAGCTAGACGAGCATTGATGTCTTCATCTGATTCTAGGTAAGTAGTGATTTCTGATTTTAAAACATAAGGGAAAGGTTGCCAACCATATTGAGTAAGTTGGTCCTCATCGAGTTTACCTGTGTAATATTCCCATTTTAATCGCCTCATCTTACTGGCCTTAAATTCAGATTCTTTGGCCAATAGGCGATGATGTGATAGTATATTTAAATACTTGCTATGCAATTTGGGTATATCTAATAATGCTTTGCCTGGTTCTGTTCTATCAATGTCAGAATCCTTGCGCCACATTTCTAATAATTCTTCAAGTTGTTTCATATAATTGAAATCCTCCTATTCAAAGGATACATCACTTCCATTAAATTGTCAAGCGTTATTTAGAATAATTTTTCTATATCAAAGTAACTATACCGAAATGTAGCATCAGCTGTAATTATAGTATCTGGAGAATCTGTCGCGCTCATTATAAAGGTAGAAAGGGTAGTAGGAAATACATCAAAAAACTTAATGTTATAGTATGGTGTATTTGATGAGGACAACAAAGTAACGGTTGCATCAGAATATTGTGGTTTGGCTATTGGAATGTTTGTTGCGTATTTGTTTAATTTACTAAGATTTCTATACTCAGCAAATTCTTTAGGGAAAGTCATAGCACGGATCCAATCATGTATTTCAAGCCATGATTTTAATTCTTCGTCAACGACAAAGGTAATATTCAATAAATCGTATATGGCCTTTTCACCGGGAATATACACATCGACAAATGGGTTGGTTTGTGGAATTTCAGATAAAGAAATACCAGGCACACTTAATGATTGACAAAAATATCTAACATTAGGTGAACGACCAAAGTTAAGTTGAAACTTATTTGGTTGTAGAAAATTAGGATTTGTTGGGTTGCGATTGGTAGCTGTCATAATGGTTTATTTATGCTAAAAAAAAGAGGACCCTTTTACGGAGTCCTCTTTAAGATTTATTGCTTTGCTAGTCTTTTATTATAGTTATAATTATAAGACTTATAGATTACATTAAGTTTGCAATCTTGAACGCACGGTAATAGTTGTTAGACAACACATTTAATGCGCCATTACCTTGTGAAGTACCTTCTGCAAATGGATTAGCAACTAGACCATATCGTGTCTTGAAACCAATTTTTGGTTGGAAGTTGTTTGTATCAACTGCACGAACCATTTGTAAAGGAACGTATGGGCAGTAGAATAAACCTGCGTCATAAGCGTTAGAACCTTTGTAACCAACAACTGCATATTCTGAAGATGCTGATGTTGGAGCATATGGATCAATATACACTTTGATACGACCAAATAATGTACCAGCGAATGTGTTACCTGTATCATCAACTGTTAGGTTTACTTGTGACTGTAAAGCTGAGTTGTAATCAAGGATACCAGCCATTGCTAAAGCAGAAGCAACATCGCTTGAGCAAATCATAACATTACCTTTGCCTCTACGAGTTGTCTTAGCGATAGTATTAGCTTCACGTTCAATTTGGAATGCTAAACCTTTAACTTTTTCAACCATCCAACGACCGTTAGAATCAGTATCAAGGTCAAACTTACCAACAGCTGTTGTGCCTACTTGGCAACCTGTTTTAGCAGTACCGTAGATTGTTCTTACAACTTCACGGTTGATTTCAGCAAGAATTTCAGCAGACAAGATGTTTGCTAATTCTGTTTCTGCATCTAAACCATGAACTGCTTTAAGGTCTTGTGCTAATTCAATTGAGTATTCTGCTTTTAATGCTCTTGTTTTAGCAGTAACAGTTACTTTTTCAATTGAGAATGCCATTTCTTGGAATGTTAAATCTTCAGCAGTAGCTGTTGCTAATGCTGTGCAAGCTGCAGCGTTACCAACAAATGTGTTAGCAGTAGAAGCGCCAACTGCAAGAGCCGTTTGAGCACCAGAAATACCACCAAAACCTGTGTTAGCTTCGTTGAAGAATGCTTCTGATGCGCCTGCGGTCACATTAGATGTGCTATATGATGAACGCATAGCGAAGATTAAACCAGTTGGGCCTGTCATTGGTTGAACACCACATACATCGTATGCGATTAAGTTCGGTAATGAACGGCGAACTAAACTGATTAAGATTGGATCAAAACCGGCAACTGGACCACCAGCAGCAGCGCCGCCACCAAAACCGCCTGTACCAGCAGAGTTAGCAGGTGCTGTTTCTTGTAACATTTGACCAGATTTCTGCATTTCTACAGCTTGGTTTTCAAGAATAACAGCAGTTACAGCCTTACGATAAGGGTCTTTAATTGCAGGTAAGTCAGGATGGTCAAGAACACCTTCCCACTTTTTCTGTAATGATTCGGACAAATACATTTTTTATCTCCTAGATAATTACTATTTAAATTTTTGTTTTACTAATTGCGTTTGATACTGCAGCTACAAATGGGTCATTGATGACTTTCTTTTCGCCTTCAGCATCTTCAACTTGTTCGTTGAGTTGTGATTCATCTGCTTTTTTAATACCAGATGGGAAATAATTCTCACGGATTGTTTCAAGTTTGTTTTTGTATTCGTCCTCTGTGGAGAATTCAACACTCTCTGCGAGTGATTTGATTTTTTCAACTTGAGTTGATATGAGACCGTCACACACTTCACGAGTTACTTCATTTTTGCGTGATTCAACAAGAGCTTTTTTAAACTCTACACCACGCTCAATTTCTTCGTTTAACTTAGATTCAAGTTCTTCAACTTGACCAGCTAATTCGTCAACGAGGTCAACTTTTTCAGCAGGAACATCAATATAGTGTTCTGCAAATAGATTGCGTAAACCTGCGATGAAGTCGTCTGTTAATTCTGAGCGTAAGCCAGATTCAATAGCGATTTCATTGTCTGCCATCCATTGTTCAACAACATAAGAAAGGTAATCATCTACTTTTTCTGTTAAGTCGTTACGAACAGATGTAATTGCTTCTTCAAGCATACCAGCATATTCACTTTCAATTTCTTCTTGAATTTGTGAAATACGGTCTTGAACACGAGCTTCGAAAATTGTAGAAACTTTTGATTTGAAATCTTCAGAAATGGTAGAATCGTCAGCAAAAAGGGCATCAATGTCCTCTTTCATTTTTTTCTTCATTTCTTCTTTTTTCTTCATATCTTCGTCATCGTGCATTTTTTCAGCAATAACACCATCTTCTTCGTTTTCTACTTCTTCTTGTTTTGCAGAAGCTGTAGAAGCGTGAGTTGTTGGTGCAACAGCAGATTTAGCTTTAACTGCTTTAGACGCGTCAAGTTTATACTTGTCGTAGATATCGCCATCAGCTTTGTTATTTTCTAAATCTTGTTTTGGTCCACCTAGGTCTACGACCTCTGCGTCCGATTGGTACTTGTGCATTGGTTCAGCGGGTGCGGATTGTTTGCTTGATGCAAGGGCTTCAGCAGCTGCTTCCATGAGTTTATTTGTTGCCATTAGGAATCTCCTTATGATTTCTTATTTATAAAATTAAAGTTTTCTGAGGTAATTTTCAAACATTTTTAAGGCTACTTCTTCAATTTGTCTTGAAGATGCCTTACGAATTTGCGTTTTTGCACGGTCAAAGTCAGCTTCCACAAACTTGCCTTCAATAAACATCCATTCTTTATTTTCCATGATGCCATTGACAAAGGCGCCTGGCGCTGATGGATCCGCAACAATGTCTGCCGCTGTTGCTAATTTTAGGTCATCTTGGACTAGGTTATAACCTTCTCTAGTTTGAGTGACGGAGCCTAATGCTCTTGATGAAACACCAATACTCACATCATTGTCAATAAAGTTTTTAACTATTTGACC